CCGTCTGCACTTTGATGAATGTATGTTCCACTATCACCAAATTGTAGTTGTCGGGTACTGTTCAGAAGAATCCCTGTGTCAGCAACGTGAGTTAATGTTGTATCTTGGTCTGCACCTAGATTAATAACTGCTGCGTCAGCAAGAAATAAATCTGAAAATTCTAAAGATGCACTACCTAACGCAGTACCGTCTGATGCAGCTGGTGTTAATGTCGTAAATGTTCCTACTGCTGAACTAAGTGTTACTACTGTGGCAGTTGCACTTAGCCCAGTTGTAAGAGCAGTTCCAGTTCCTAATAATGTATAAACCTCTAAAAAGTTATCATTAACTTTATCGGATGCTGCACGCAAGGTATCGCCTGTTCCATCATTTGCGACATCACCTATTCCAAGTGTTTGATTTGCCATTAAATTCTCCTAATACTATTTATAATCATTTAGGATCACCAAATGGATTAGATTCACTGAAATCCAAAACTGTGGCACTTTGTGCGCTAAACAATTCATTCTGTGCAGTTTTATCTGTTGAATAATCTCCAATAGATTTAGCATCTTCTTGTAATAAGTAACTTATGTTACCACTATCAGCTGAATTCTCAAGCATAATACTCTCTCCAAAAGATCGTGGGTCTGTACTAATTGTAGTACTGTCGGTAGTGACATTAGTATTATTAATTGTATAAAAATTATTATCTATAGTTAATGATTCACCAACAATAGTACCCTCTTCTAAAGTAAATTGGAAAAGAAGACTATCAACACTTAATTCCTCTTCAATTGCATCAATATCCGTAATACCAGTATCAATAACTTCAGAACTGTAATCCCACAGCCGACATTTCAATTTATATACTGGATTACTATCTAACTGATAAAATGGTTCATCATGGTCTACAAAATTAATTTGAAATATTTTATTTAATACAGGATGAAAAATAACATCCCCCTCATTAGGTCTATCTGAATCTGTTGCAGCAGTATCTTGTATTAAATAGAAATTAGTATCGCCTGAAACCACTGTCAAAGTACTTGAAGATGATGTCTGGTCTATAGTAGCTTCTTCTAGTAATATAGAACCACCAGATGTTGTATCTGTACCATCTTCAATTTGCATTTGTCTATCTAGTTCTTGAAAACGAAATTTGTTCACAACAAATGTTGCTTCACTTAAATTCTGTAAACCAAACTGATTCATCAACTCCTTTTCACCAGAAAACCCACCATTAGCATCTTCCATATACATTTCTATAGGATGTTGGTTTCTGAATTTAGAAAGAGAATCTTCACCTAATACACTATCTTCAGCAACAAGAGTGCGGTCCATATAATATACATCATGCCCATAAATCTGTATAGCTTCTTTTATTAAGTTACTATATAAATTTCGTTCAGTTGCAATTGAGGCAAAGTTATTAGTATGAAATACTGAATTAACGGCCATTGATTAACCCACCATATAATTTATGGGCAATTCAAAATGTAATTGTATTTGTTCTTCCAGTTTATTAATTTCTTCTAATGCTTGAGAATAGATTGTCTCACCATTCATGGTAACACCACCAAGCATCGCAACACCATTAAACTTAGAAAGGTTTGCACCCCACTGTTGTTTAATTAGAGCTGTTGCATATCTTTTTAAATAAATATCATCATAAATATCTGTGTATGAAGTAGGATCAATCTTTCTATAACATTCAATGAGTAGATAGTCAACATCAGGTGTTATTTTATTCTCCCAATCCATATCAATGTAAAGACGATTTTGATGTTGGTTGAAACGAATAGGTGTTTCTCCTACAAGAATATGTTCTAGAAAATCTAGATTTTGCATAGTCATCTCGTATTGAATAACAGATGTTGAGGAAAAATCAAATAAGTCATTTAGACGAAGTTGATAACGAATATCAAACATGCTACTTCCACCACCAGTATCAGTAAATGGAAATACCTTTATCACAGAAACAACTGGGGTTGGAACAGGAATCCAATTGTTCCCTTCCAACCAAGTTGAAGTCACACTTGTATCAACAACATCAGTTGCAGTTGAAGAGGTGTTTCCTCTTGCTCTTGCAACATCAGCAGTTGTGATTAAATGCTTAAGATACATCTTTTCAATACCATCATAATGATATTGAGCAAAATACTGTAGGGCTTCGTCCAAACGATCATCTACCTGATCGTCTGAAACATTGATATCTATAACACCAAATCCAAGAGCTCTAAGACAGTATGTTTTTAATGTAGCCTTTGTTGAAGGTATTGCCATTTAAAGTCCTTTATCCAGCAACGTATGCTTTACCTGTTGTAATAGCATTATATATTCTCTCTATTCATTATATTTAGTCAATTCCATTTTGATGGATTATTCTTTAGGGTACTTGTCTTTAATCACCTTTATAGTAGCCTTCCACTTTGTCAAACCATTATGGTATATATCATCTAGTTGATCGCCAATGGATGGATACTCTGCTACCCTTTTTTCTTGATAAGTAGGAGCAGGTGGAACGTCGGCAGCTTCCGGCGTATTACCTTCTTCTAGCCATTCCAAGTATGCAGCGTAGTCTGTATTAGCAGGATCATTTGGAATTGATGATTTATCTGCTATTCTAATAATTGTTGTTGTGTTTGTTAATTTATACATAGTTTATAACTCCGCAACAAATAAAAAATGATCTGTTGTACCTGGGGTATTAAGTGACGTTTGGTCTGTAGTAGTTAAGCCATGTGAAGTCTTTTGCATATTAATCATAGCTCCTAGTACCGATGGTGCAGAAATAACTGGTGTAAAACCTGTATTAGCACCACCATTTATTTTAATAATAGGAGAACCCACTACAGTTAGTGATGGTGTTGCTCGCATTATAACTGGATGCCGTATATGACCAAAGATTATCGAATTTCCGTCTGAATAAAATCCCACGTTTGCCAAATACTCATCTGATATGTTTCCCCCATATTTCCAAGTATACCGCTGGCACAAAGTCAACTCTTCACCGTAAGTCCTAGATTCAAACTCTGTGGCTGTTGCTCCAATCTCCATCTGAACGCCTGTAATAAAGAATGTGCGGTCTGTAGCGTCAAGGATAGAAGTGAAGTCGTCTACAGCGGCTCGGTTGGCATTGGTATTATCTGCCCAAGTATTACTTGCAAACGTACCTCCCGTATAGGTAGCACCAGCATGAAGCCAAAATGTAACATATAAGCTGAGGGCATTGTCATCATTTAATGGGTCTGAGGTATCTGCTGCAAAAGTTAATTCAATCCGGTTCCAAGAGGTTGTGACAGCAAAGGACTGAGTTATATGTCTGCCATTATCACTATCGAAAAGCTCGCATACATAAATAGCGTTTGCATTACCTTTGACATAAAAACTAACGGTTACTTGTTCTGCACTAGCTGTGCCTTTTTTAAGATGCTGTAGGTCTTGTCCTTCTAGTTTTTGTTGCAAAAAGACAAATTCACCTGCTGCTATAGACGTATCAGCAGTAGTGGTTGTAAGTTTTAAACAGTTAGCAAAACCGGGAGGACCATCAGCAATTTGAGCCATTGTAAGTCTTCCTGCTGTGCCACTAAAGCTCGCCTCCCATCTATCAAGCGTGAAATAACCTGTTGCTGCACCCAACCCTGTCTCTGAGGCAGAACGCTGCGCTACTTTCATCTCGCCGTTATATATAATGTTTCGTCTGCCGCCGATTTGACCTTTGTTAATGCTGGTAAGGCCTGTGATGCCGCCAGTGATAGCGACGTCGCCGCTGGCGTCGATAGTCATACGAGGCGCTGCCATACCATCGCCGCTACCACTGGACTGCGTGTAAAACTCAAGAGCAGATGGAGCATTGGGCGCGTCGCTGGTCGACCAAGTCCCATCTTGTCTCGCTTGGATTCTGGCGGACACCCTATACAGATTATTTTTTTGACCACGAAAACCCACTGAAGATATATCTTCGGTTCCAGTACTAGCTTCAAGCGGGTTACTGCTCGTGATTGTTATCTCAGGCGTATCTCCAGTCGCTTCAATCAAGGATACAGCAGACGTCGTGCCGACACCTAATTTTCCATCAGACTTTAGAGTCATCTTTGTGGTAGCTGCTTCAGATGCACCTGTCATAAATTCTAATGAAGTGGCGTTTGAACTAGAACTAAAGTCGCCCTCTGCACGAGCTTGTATTGCAGCTGCAACCAGTACTGCATCTGTCCCAGTACCTTCATCTGGTGCTTGGAAAGCAATCTTACCCATGACATCATTGGCAGCCATGTCTGTTTCGCCAGTTTGCAGCGTAAGGATAATAGGTTTATCATCGGCTGTGGCTGTGTGTTTTAG